CGCTACCGGGCTCGGCGTTTCCTACAACGCGCTGGCGAACGATCTTGAGGGCGTCAACTTCTCCAGCATGCGCAGCGGGCTGATTGCTGAGCGCGATAACTGGATGGATCTGCAAGAGTGGCTGATCGAGCAGCTAGCGGAGCCGATTTTTCAGAAGTGGCTGCCGCGCGCCCTGCTCAAAGGCATCGAGGTAACCGCAAGCGGCGCAACGCTGCGCCCCGAGCGCATCGAAAAGTACCGCGCCCATGAGTGGCAAGCGCGCCGCTGGGATTGGGTAGACCCCGACAAGGACAGCAAGACAGCCGCGCGAGATATTGCCAACAAGATCAAAAGCCCATCGCAAGTGATTAGGGAGCGCGGAGGCGATCCGCGCGCTGTCTGGCGCCAGTGGGCAAGCGATCGGCAAGCCATGATCGATGCTGGCATACCCGAGGCGATTGTCGACGCAACGCTTGGCGACCCCACACTCAACAGCGGCGGCTCGCCTACCGGCGCCGCAGGAGAAAACCCAGATGAAGGATAAGCAGGATACTCGCGACCGATTACATCGTCCGGCACCGCCTCAGCAGCCCGACAAAGCTCGGGACCTGAAGGGGAGCCACCAGACGCGCGCCGCGACTGCCGAGCAACTGGCGAAGATACAAAGCGATAGCTTGCGACGCGATATGGCCGTGCATGAGGTGCGCGCTATCGACGAGGAGAAGCGCACTGTTGAACTGGCGTTTTCAAGCGAAGCAGAGGTTGAGCGGTGGTTTGGCATCGAGGTGCTGGATCACTCTTCAGGCGCCATGCGCACAGATCGCCTAACGGACGGCGGTGCCGTCCTGGTCAATCACGATTGGGATGATCATGTGGGTGTGGTGGAGTCTGTCACGATAGGAGCCGACCGGCGGGGCCGGGCAACCGTGCGCTTCGGGCGAGGCGCGCGAGCTTCTGAGGTGTGGCAGGACGTAGTTGACGGTATCCGTCGGCATGTATCCGTGGGCTACACGATCCATAAGGTTGAGGTCGAGGAGCGCGCTGGCATGGCCGACATGGTGCGCGTCACCGATTGGGAGCCGCACGAGATCAGCATCGTCTCCGTGCCGGCGGATGTTTCGGTGGGCGTAGGGCGCTCGCAGGAACCACCGCCAGCGGAGCCGGGCAGGGGCGCCCCTGATACTGCCAGTAACGATGATAAAAGCGCTGCTGGCGCATCCCGAACACACCAGAAGGAAGGCGAGATGAACGAAAAAATTCTGCGCGACAAAAAGGGCAACCTGGTTCGCGCCAAGGTCGACGCTGACGGCAATATCGTCGAAGTGCGCGAGATGATCGAGCGCGCCGGCGACGCCCAGGCTCAAGCTCGCACCGCAGGCGTCCAGGCCGAGCAGGCTCGCGTCAAGGCGATCATGGACATGGGTCGCCAGTACGAAAACGCCGAGCTCGCGACGCGCTTCGTTACCGAAGGCAAGAGCCCCGAAGACTTCCAGCGTGCACTACTCAAGGACATGCACGAACGTCGCTCCAAGCCAGTCGAAGATAACGGCAAGCAAAAGGAGCGATCCGCCAGCCTCGGTATGACGGACAAAGACCTCAAGCGTTACTCGATGATGAAAGTCGTGCGCGCCCTGGCCAACCCACAAGACAAACGCGCACAGGATGATGCGGCGTTTGAGCTTGAGCTCTCGCAAGAAGCTGAGCGCCAGTACAACAAGCAGGCGCGCGGGATCCTGATTCCCGATGACGTACTATCGCGCGCATTCAATGCTGGCGGCGCTGCCGACACCCCAGCTGGCGCAACTACCGGCGAAGGCTTGGTCGATACGCAGTTCATGGCGGGCAGCTTTATCGAAATGCTGCGTAATCGCACCGCGCTGATGCGCCTCGCGACCACCATGAGCGGACTGGTGGGTAACGTCGAGATTCCCAAGCAAACAGGCGGCGCTACTGCGTACTGGTTGGGCGAAGGACAGGATGCACAAGAAGGCACTCCGACCATCGGGCAAATCGCCATGTCGCCGAAGACGGTCGCGGCCTACACCGACATCACGCGCCGCCTGATGCTGCAGTCAACGCCTGACGCGGAGCGCGTGGTGCGCAATGATCTTGCCACCGCTGTAGCGCTAGCCATCGACTACGCAGGTTTTTACGGCTCAGGCGGCAATGAGCCGACCGGCATCGCCAACACGACCGGCATTAACGCTGTCAACCTTGCGACGACCGGCAAGCCGACTTATGGCGAGGCAGTGCAGATGGAATCGGAGATCGCGGCGGATAACGCCGATGTGAACTCCATGGCCTACGTAATGAACAGCATGATGCGCGGCCACTTCAAAACCACCGAGAAGTTTGACGGCACTAATGGCAGCACGATCTGGGAGCAGGGCAACACGGTTAATGGCTATGGCACTGAGGTGACCAACCAGATTCAGGCGGGCGACCTGTTCTTCGGCAACTTCGCTGACTTCATTATCGGCATGTGGGGCGGCCTGGATCTCACCGTTGACCCTTACAGCCTGTCGAAGTCTGGCGGGACGCGCCTGGTGGTATTCCAAGATGTTGATATGGTGGCGCGCCGCGTCGAATCCTTCTGCTTGGGCCGTTTCGTTGGCCCCTAACCACCGCTGAGTGACTGACAGGCCCGCGCTGTGTGGGCCTGTCGCCATACAAGGAATCTATCATGAGCAAGAAACTCATTACCCTTACTTGCACCAGCGCTTTTATGTCGGCGGGCAAGATGATTACTCCGGGCATGACGGTTGAGGGTGTGCCGGAATCCGATGCGAAGGCGCTCATTCGGCGCGGCAAGGCAAAGCCGATCAAAGGCGACATCATCGAGACTGATGTCGACACCGAGGTTCCTGCGCTTGAAGACCTGACGGTTGACGAGCTCAAGGCCACTGCTGAGGAGTACGGCATCGAAAACGTGGCCAAGATGAAAAAGGCTGAGCTGATCACTGCCATCGAAGCCGCTGAGGCCGAGTAATGCCTGCGCCGGACTGGGAAGATCTCAACGACTTTCTTGACGAAGAGGAGTTTGCCACGGCGGTGACGATAACTCGCGCCGATGGCGTAGTGCTTACCCTGTCCGGCATCTATGAAGATCAGTATATGGATGCACAGCTGGGCGAATACGTGATGGATACCGAGCGCCCTCGCGTCTGGTGCAAGCAGCTTGACGTGCCTGGCGTGCAGCGTGGCGACATTTGTGAAGTCGATGGCGTCACCTATGACGTGATGGGGCAGCCACAGAGCGACGGTACCGGCATGGCCTTGCTCGACCTTGCAGTGAGAAACAATGCTTGAGTTTGATATTGATGCCGACGACCTGGAGCGAGTCTCCGAGGAGCTCGGCGCCACAACCAAGGAGATTAGAATCTCTTACAACCGGGCGCTGACACGGACTGCAAGCACGCTGCGCAAGCTTTCCAGCAAGGGCCTCCAGTCTCGCCTAGGACTGGCGCGTGCCGCTGCTGTACGTCGTCGCTTGAAGACGCTGCGCATCAAGCGCCAAGGCGGCATGAATGAGGTGCGGCTGTGGTACGGGCTTAATGATCTGCCTGTCTCTGAATTCAAGGGCCGCATTACCGCCAGTCGCACCGGCGGCGCCAGTTACTCTGGCCCTGCTGGCGCTGAAAGCTTCTCGAAAGGGTGGGCGGGCGCTAGCCGCTATGCCCGTAAGCGAACCATCCTTGAGCGCGTGCGCGAATCTCGCCTGCCGATCCGCGAAGCCCAGTTGCCGGTAAAGGATCGCGCCGATGTGTTTGTTGAAGATGAGATCTTCTGGAAGCTCAATGAAATATTCTGGCGCCACTTCCGTACCGATCTTGAGCGCCGCGTCAACTACTTGAGAGCCGAAGCATGAACGCTGATACCGAGATCTCACTCGACGCTTTGCATGAAGCGGTTATTGCCAGCATTACTGGCGCGTTCCCTCACCTGCAAACCGTTGAGGACTACCCCGACGACAAGCGGCGCATCAACGCGCCGGCGGCGCTGATAGAGCTTACTGAAATGACTGCGGCGCCGGACGATGATCCCGGTACCGGCCAGCTGGCGCTTGAGCTGCAGTTCGAGCTGCGCTACATCGTCGGTTTTCGTGGTGCCAATCAGGGGCGCTTGATCCGCAGCAACGCCGCAGCACTGGCGCATTTCATTCAGCACAACCAGTGGGGACTACCGATCGAGGGCGCTCGCGTGATGGTGTGCGAGCCGGACGCCTTTTCTCCGGAGCTTGATCAATACCATGTCTGGCGCATCGAGTGGGCGCAGGTTGTGCACATTGGCGAGAATGAATGGATCGATGACGGTGCGCCGCCTAGCGAAGTATGGGTGGGCGTCTCGCCCCTGATCGGCGCTGAAAATGAAGAGTTCTATACACGCCAAGACGGCGAGGAGGGCGCGTGAACCAGGACCGTCGAATAAACGAGCTTGAGCGCCGCCTCAACAATCTGCTGATGATCGGCACTGTCGCCGAAGTAGACCCCGAGCGGGCACGGTGCCGCGTCCAGGTCGGCGAGATCACAACGGCATGGCTGCTTTGGATGACGCCAAGCGCAAGTGAGGACCGCACCTGGTGGGCGCCAAGTGTTGGCGAGCAGGTAATGGTGATGTCGCCAAGCGGCGAGACTGCCCAGGGCGTCGTGCTGCCTGCTATCAACCAGCGCGCCCACCCCGCGCCTTCCAGTAATCCTGATGTAATCGGTCGCTGGCTGCCGGACGGTACGCGCCTTGAGTACGACAGCGAAAAAAGCCGACTGCTGATTCATTGCGTGGGTGATATTCACCTGGAGGTGATAGGCGACCTGACGGCCAATGTGGGTGGCGACATGAAGGCGACCGTGGCGGGGGTTGCGACCGTGGACGCCGAAAGCATTCACCACAACCAGGGCAGCTCGGTTGTGACCACGGCGCACATTTGCCACTTCACGGGTAACCCTCACGGCGATGGATCCTCAACAGTCACTGCGGGGAAATAGTCATGGCACTGAGTAAAAGCGCGCTCAAAGGGCGCATTGTCAGCGAAATGCAGGCGCAAGGCGCGACCGCCACCGGCGAGCATTCATGGGTTAATAAGCTCGCCGAGGCCGTAGCAAACGCTGTCGTCGACGAGGTGCAGAGTAACGCAGAGGTTCCTGTCGCTGGCGGCTCATCGTCGGGCACGTATAAGGTTCAATAACCCGCTAGAACCACCGCCAGCGGAGGGTCGCTCGCCACTGGCGCATCCTTCCTAGCATGAACGGTATCAATGCGCAGACCGGGCGCGCTCTTTCCGGCATCGACCATTTGCGGCAATCGCTGCGCGACATCCTGACAACGCCTATCGGCACTCGGGTGATGCGTCGCGAATATGGATCACGCCTCTATCAGCTGGTGGATGCACCCATGAATAACGCCACGTTAATCGACCTTTATGCGGCCACCGCAGAAGCCGTAGCGCGCTGGGAGCCACGCTTCAAGCTCACTCGCGTTCGCGCGGCCAGCGCATCGCCTGGCCATGTCGTGCTGGATCTGCAGGGCGAATACCTGCCGACCGGGCAAACAATCAACCTTGACGGCATGCAGGTGAGCTGATGAGCACACCCATCGATCTATCAAAACTGCCCGCTCCAACGATCATCGACCCGCTCGACTTTGAGCAGCTGTTTGAAGAGCGCAAAGCGCGACTAATCGAGCTAACGCCGGAAGCCGATCGCCAAGAGCTGACAGAAACACTGCAGCTAGAAAGCGAGCCCCTGGTCAAATTCCTGCAAGAGTCCGCCTATCGTGAGCTGATTTTAAGGCAGCGCCACAATGAGCGCGCCCGCGCGCTAATGCTCGCCTACGCCGAAGGTCCTGAGCTGGATCACATCGGTGTCACCTACTACATGACCGAGCGCCTTACTCTGCAGGCAGCCGACCCCGGCGCCACGCCACCAGTGGAAGCGGTCATGGAAAGCGACCCCGACTATCTGCGTCGCATTCTGCTGGCACATGACGCATTCAGCACTGCCGGTGGCCGCAACGCCTACCGCTACTACGCCCTAGGTGCTGATCCACAAGTTAAAGACGCAGACGCCGTGCGCCCGCTGGCGGGATTGGTGCAGGTCTATGTGCTCTCACGCGAAGACGATGGCGAAGCATCGCCCGCCCTAATTGCAGCGGTAGAGAGCGCCTTGAATGCCGATGACGTGCGCCCACTAAGCGATACCGTGCGAGTTACAAGCGCAACGGTGCTGCCGTTTGCAATCGCCGCCACGCTTGAGCTACGCAACGGACCCGATGCCGACGTAGTGCACGAAGAGGCTATCGCCGCCGCGCGTGATTACGTCAACCAGCGGCACGCCCTCGGCGAAGTGATTGTCGCGGGCGCGCTGGAATCCCGCCTCTATGTGCCCGGCGTCGAGCGCGTCACCATGGCATCACCCCTACAGGACATCGGCGGCGATGCCAGCGAAGCGCCCTACTGCACCGCTATTGAGGTGGTAGTTAATGGCTAGCCTGCTTCCGCCCAGCGTCACGCCGCTAGAGCGCCGCATAGAAGCAAGCGATGCGCTGATCGAGCGGGCGGACGCGCCGTTAAACACCATTTGGAGCGCGCAGGATCAGCCCGCCCACATGCTGCCGTGGCTCGCCTGGGCAGTAGGCGTCGATGACTGGGATAGCCAGTGGGAAGAACAGCAAAAGCGCGATGCTATCGATGAAGCTATCCCTATTCGCCGCAAGCGCGGCACCGTGTGGGCAGTCAAGCGCGCCCTGGAAGTGCTCGGCTATAGCGACGTGGAGTTGCTCGAACACACCGGCCAACGCCAGAAATGGCTCGATGCTGGTGGCTTGCTGCTCGACGGCGCCTGGGCGCTGGACGGTCGTAGCATGCAGGTCGCAAACGCCCCGCGCGTAGTGACCACGCACTGGGCGCAATACGCTCTAGCGTTCAACATCAATGACGCCCCTTTTACTGCACGAAGCCAGCGCCGCCTCCGCCGCCGTGTCGAAGCCAGCGCCCCGGTGCGCTCCGAACTGATCGCCCTGATCTACCGCTACGCCGCAGAGTTCGACGCGCGGATCTGGTTATCCGCCCCACAAATTCGCATTAGCCAGCGCTATACCGGCTGCCGTGGCGAACAGGTGCACCGCGCACGGCTGCTTAGCGGCTGCTGGTCACTTAGCGGCGGCTACGTACCGCGCCTGCTCAACGAAGCCAAGCGCCTTGATGGTAGCTGGCAGCTCACCGGCCAATCACCCACCGGCGAGCCGCTAAATCATGGCTGGGGAGCGGTGGCCACGCGCGTCAAGCAGCGCACTGCCATAGGCATGCAGGCTAAGAGCGACAACCACTGGACGCTCGACGAAGTCGAGGTCGACCGGCTCGACGGCACCTGGAGGCTAAACGAAGTGGTTGATGGCCACCGGATGCTAGACGGCAGTTGGCCGCTTTCCGTTGGGCGACTCACCCAGCGCCGCCGCCCGCTGCTAAACGGTGCTCGCACTTTGGGCGGCATGCAAACCCTCGACAGCATCGGCACCACTGCCCGCGCGGTGCTGCGTGACCGCCGCATCAAAACGGAGATCCGCTTATGAGCGATGTCATACCCGCCAACAAACAGTTCCGCGCCAAAGTCGCCGCCGCCGTGGCAGCAGGTACCGCGCCGCCCAGCATTACTCATGCTGCCTGGGGCGCCAACGGCGACCCGGCTAGCGATGACGATCAAGCCCTCGGTAGCGAAGTGCACCGCCAGCCGGTGGATAGCGCAACCGCACAAGACACGCTGCTAACCGTGCTTGCCACACTTCGCGGCGCTGACGTAGAGGGCTACGCCGTGCGCGAGATCGCCATTATTGACAGCGACGGCGACCTCGCAGGACGCCGCGCATTCCGCCCGCTTGAGTTAGAGCCGGGTACCGAAATCGAAACCACCCTAACCCTACAGTTTTAAGGAGGCACCATGGCCGACCACCTAATTCCAGGCGCTGAGCCCGGCTTCAGCGAAGAGCTGCGAGCCATCACCGAAACTGACCCTGCGCACCCGGACACCTGGAACCCTCAGAATCTAGCGCTGCTGAAAAACGACCACTGGCTTCGTGCCAAGATCCTAGAAACCCAGGGGCAAGTCGCAGACATTCTCGGCAGCGACCCGATCAACCTATCGGATCGCCTTGATGCCCTGGTCGAATACGGTGCACAGCGCGTATTCGTCGAGCGTCGCGAGCAGGTGCCGACGTTTGTTGTTACCAGCGCCGTGGGCGGCGATGACTCTATCGACCTGGAAAGCACTGACGGCGTGCAGCCCGGGCAGCACTACTTCATTAATGACGCTGGCAACGTGCAGACGGTGCGCGTTAAGCAGGTGCTATCGGCAACGCGCATCACGCTAAATGCAACGCTGATCAGCACGGTGGCCAGCGGTTCAGCGTTAAGCCGAATCGCGCCCAACGACTACGCCACCCCTGAGCTAAGCGATATGGATCGCGGTGCCTATTTGTACGCACAGGGCGAAGGTCTCAGCGCCCGCTACTGGACAGGAAGCGCCTGGCAAAACCTCACTCAGCGTGCCGACGGCAGTTGGGATATTCCCAGCAACGTCACTCGCGTTCGCGTTAGCGGCAGCGTAAGCCGCGTGGCCGTGATTACGGCGCTACCCATTGGGGTAACGCGCCGCCCTGAGAACGTGAGCCCAGCAGAAGGCGCGACAGGCGTAACCGCGACGCCCACGCTCACTGGGGGAGCCTACTACCCGCTGTATGGCGTGCCGCAAGAGCGCCGCCGCTTTTGGGTATTTGAGGCCGGAGGCGATGCACCCATTTATGAGGCCGATGAAACGCCCACAGGTGGCACGCCGGTCGTGTCGCACACGGTGGCCACACCCATCAGCATTGGCGCCAATCATGAATGGCAATACCAAGATCGCAACGTCGAAGGCGAGTGGGGGCAGCGATCGCCGCGCACGCGCTTTAGTACCGCCAATACCTACGTGGCTGCGCCTAGCGTCACATCGCCACTAGACGGCGCAACGGACATTCCAGAGCAGCCGGTGATTGAGCTATCAGCGTTCAGCGTGGTAAATGGCAGCGACACGCATGCGGCTACATCGCTGCGAGTGAAAGACGACACCGGAGCCGTCGTTTACCTGCTCGACCGCTCCACCAGCCAACTGGATAGCATCACTATTCCCGAGGGTATTTTGCAGCCGGGTGGACGCACTTATACCATCGAGCCGCGACACCATGGCGCGACGTATGGCGACTCAGCCTGGGGCGCACCCATCAGCGTGACCACGGCGGCTAGCTTCGTGCCTGATTTTGAAAGTGAGATCGGCGCGCCCTACGGTGGCGGGTACGTCGCGGGAACCATCGTTTCGGATTACGACGGCCAAACCTACGGCCTGATCGTCTCGGACGGCGGCGGCGATAGCGTGCAGATGGGTGCTGGCACGATGATGTGGCGCACGTCGCAGACCGCCGTTAGCAATACCGACGGAGTGCCGCCGCGCACCCTCGCCGATGGTCGCGCAAACCATAACGCTATTTTGGCGCTTAATAACCTAGCTCAATTCCCATCTTTCCAATGGGTAGAGGAAAACTGCAATGCCGGTGCGGGTCTAAACGGCCATAACGATTGGTACCCGCCGTCAAAAAATGAGCTGGATATTATTCAAGAGCGATTTGCACCGGGTGGCGCATCAACACCGGACAGCTTTAAGACAGGCGGGCCAGACGCCTTCGAGGCCAGCTACTACTGGTCAAGCACGGAGCGTGACGCCAGCTACGCCTGGGGCCAGAGCTTCAACAATGGCGACCAGGGCCTCAGCTACAAGGACTACAGTGGCCGAGTGCGCGCCGTCCGGAGAATTGCCCTTTAACACTTCACCCTTTAACCCTTTAGGGCGGTGGTGACACCGCCCATGACGATCAAGGCAAGGACGCAATGAAGGCCAAAGAGACGCCGATATACGCCACCACCTACCAGCTAGCCGAAATGCTACTGAGGGTAACTCGCAATTTTCCGCGCGACCTAAAACCCACGCTCGGGCAGCGCATCATGGACACCAGTATGAACATGATATTGACCATTTACCGCGCCAATGCCGCGCGGGAAGGTCGCGCCGAGCTGGTCGAAAAAGTGCTGGAAGATCTGCAGGTGATCGAAATGGCGATACGGCTAGCGAGCGACCAGCACCTCATTAGTCGCAAGCAGCATGGCCAGTTGATCGAGTTAACCGACTCCATCGGTCGCCAGGGATACCGGTGGAAGCAAGACGCCCAGCGACGCCAAGCGCCGCGCACCAACACCAGCAAAAGGTATGGCCAGAATGTGTAGAGCCAAGGCTATACGCAGCGAGCCGATAATCTCGGACTGCTCCCGCAGCGATATGCAGCCGCAAGGCGCACGCCGCGAAAAGGAAAATCCCAGTTTCACCACGGTTCAAGATGTCCCGTGGTGCGACGTGTCAGTGAGCAGCTTAACGAAGACGCCTTCGAGGCCAGCAACTACTGGTCAAGCACGGAGCGTGACGCCAGCAACGCCTGGAACCAGAACTTCAACAATGGCAACCAGGGCAACAACAACAAGGACAACAGTAACCGAGTGCGCGCCGTCCGGAGATAATGATGCCTTCACTGCAGGTGAGGTGTTTAGGGCTTACTTCGACTGCCGTAAGAACAAGAGAAACACGGCTTCCCAATTAGCGTTTGAGGCGAAGTTAGAGCGCAATTTAATGCGCCTCACCCGCGAGCTAAACGACGGTAGCTACCAGATCGGGCGCTCCATCGCCTTTGTGGTTAGCTACCCCAAGTGGCGCGAAGTATGGGCGGCGCAATTCCGCGACCGTGTCGCCCATCACGTCATGTACAACCGTATTGCCGAGCGTTTCTACCGCCGGTTTATTCACGACAGTTACGCCTGCATACCGGGGCGCGGTTCGCTAATGGGCGCGGATCGCATTCATCGGTTCATGCGGCAGTCCACTGAAAACTGGCAAAAGCCCGCCCACTTCCTGCAGGCGGATCTCTCCAACTTCTTTGTCAGCATCAACAAAGAGGTGCTTTACGCCCGCCTATGCGAGCAGGTGCCCGAATCCGTCACGCGCGAGCTAATCAGGCAAATACTGTTTCACGACACCACGCAAAACCCGATCATCAATAGTCCAGCCTGGAAGTTTCGGCACGTACCCCGGCATAAAAGCCTGTTCAATAGCGGCGGCAAGGGGCTGCCGATAGGCAACCTCAGTAGCCAGTTTTTTGCCAACGTCCATTTGGACGCGCTCGATCAGTTCGTCAAGCGAGAGCTAGGCGTCCGATGGTACGGGCGCTACGTCGATGACGTGGTGATGATTGATCACGACCCGAAAAAGCTAAACCGCGCCTTTGAGGCCATGCAGGCGTTTGCCAGCGAACAGCTAGACCTGCAGTTCCACCCCAACAAAACCCAGCGCAATAGCGTTTATCGCGGCATCAACTTTTGTGGCTACGTCATGAAACCGTACCGCCGCTACGTTCGCCGCCGCTCCACTAATGCCATGAAAGAAGTGGCGCACAGCGCCGAGCGATACACCGCCCCCGAAGCCTGGGGCGCCCGAATGAACAGCTACCTGGGCCTGTGCCAGCACGCCAATACCTACCGCTTGAGAAAGCAGCTAGCCATCGACACCGGCGCCACGTTCGGCGTTGGCCTGGATAAAGTCATCACCCGTAAAGCCAAGAGGAACGCCCCATGAGCATCAAATACGTAACCGCCTACTACGTAGACGCCAAAGACGGCCGCCCGGCCAGCGAAGCCCCGCTACGCCACGGCCCAGCCCTGCCCAGCGACGCGCTAACCGTCACGGCAGTCGACCGCCGCGAGAGCCCTTCGCTAATCGTCGGCACGCTGCCAGCCAGCACCCCGCTAACGGCGGGCATGCAGCTCATCGAAGAAGCGGCATACACCGCCCGCGTTAACGACATCGAGCAATGGCGAGAAAGCAACGCACAGCGAGAGCTGGAAAAGAAGCGGGAGGGCATGGTGGTAAGCGCCTTTCAGGCATTCGCCGCACTGGATGCCGCCGGGTATCTCGACCAGGTTGAAACCATGATGGCCGACCCCGAAACCCCTCGCATCCACCGCTTGGCATTCGAGAAGGCCCAAGAGTTCGAGCGAACAAGCCCAGCCGTTGCCGCCTGGGCCGCGCGCCTCGAACTCACCGATGAACAGGTCGATGAGCTATTCGAGGCCGCCAACGCAATCAAGGCGTAACCTAGAAGCAGGCTTCCTCGCCAGCTCCGCCCCGCCTCCGCCGGAACCACTGCCAGCGGAGGCGCTCTCGTGCCCGCGTCATGCTGTGCCTACCGCCACTACACAAACCTGATCAGGCGAGAGGCAACCGCAATGGCAAAATTCTTACACGGCGCAGAAGTGCTGGAGATCGACACCGGCCCGCGCCCCATTCAAACCGTGCGCTCGGGCGTTATCGGTATTATTGGCACCGCGCCGGATGCTGAGGGCGCCACTGCCGCAACGCTAACGCTCGGCAATGCGCCGTCCGGCACCGGCATCACATTCACAGCAGTCACTGCTGGCACGACTGGCAACAACACCCGAATTCGCTATACCGCTCCTGGCGAGGCATCTGCAGTTCTGGCGGTCACTGTCGAGGGTGGCGATATTACTGTCGCGCTAGCTGCGGACGCTGAAGGCGTGGTCACCAGCACTGCGGCTGAGGTTGTCGCGGCGATCAATGCTAGCGCGGAGGCCGGGGCGCTAGTTGTCGCATCGCTGGCCGAAGGGAGCAACGGCACCGGCATTGCTAAGGCGCGTGATTACCAAGCGCTTACGGGCGGAGCTGCTGAACCATTCCCGCTTAACCGGCCTACGCTGGTGGCAGGTTCGCGCACTGAGGCTGCTCGCCTTGGCACTACCGGCACCCTGCCCGCCGCAATGGACGGCATCTTCGATCAAGTGGGCGCTGTCGTTATCGTCGTGCGGGTCGAGGATGCTAATGACGAGCAATCCACAATGGCGAATGTCGTTGGTGGGGTAAATGCCTCCACCGGCGATCTTGAAGGCGCGCACGCCCTTGCTGGCGCTGAAAGCGTCGTTGGCTTTGCGCCCCGCATCCTGTGTGCACCTGGCTTTACCCATCAGCGCGAAAGCGGGCTGCGCAATGCCGTGGTTGCAGAAATGCTAGGTATTGCTGAGCGCTTGCGTGCTGTGATTGTCGTTGATGGCCCCAATACCACGGATGATGCCGCCCAGCAGTACGCCAACGACTGGGGCAGCGCCCGCGCCTACATGGTCGACCCGTGGGTACAGGTTATGCAGCGCGATGGCAGCTACGCATCAGAGCCGCCAAGCGCTCGCGCTGCGGGCATCATTGCCAAGATTGATAACGATCTCGGTTTCTGGTGGTCGCCGTCCAACAAGCCGATCAATGGCATCGTAGGCACGTCGCGCCCGGTGGATTTCACGTT